GATTTCTGGATTATATCGTGTAGTAAGAGTATTAGCATCCTACCGTGACGGGAGATTTGAAATGACGTTAACTAGTTTCAGAGACACTAATACTGACTCTGAACAAATGTATGAAAATCTTATAGCTGGAAACGTTCCTGAAAAAGTAAACCCTGCAGTTACAAATAGGGATAGACAAAACAGCACACAAAACAATCCCGATTCTACAGATCCAAACAACGCAGGATCAGATAACGCTGCTGCCGGTCAGACTGGCGACAACACAACTTCAGGTAATGACTTAGATGCAGACTTGAACCCCGACCTCATAGCTTCGTTGGAAGAAGCAGCCGCTGCTTCTGGAGTTGCAGTTAGAACTACTAGCGGAGTAAGACCTGATCCAAACGGTAGTGGAAGGCACGTGCATGGGGACGCCAGTGATACACAACTACTGGTTAACGGCAGGGTATTAAGTGCCAGCAATCCATCAGATCGTGCAATTATTCAGACCTTTACACAAAATTATGTAAGTGCTGCACGGTCTAGAGGATACACCCCAAGCGTTGGGTGGGCAGATACCAGTGCACCACGGAGTCAATGGTATATGGGCGGTAACACGGGACACTATGATATTGCTGTTGGAAATTCAGTTGGTGCAGGTCGAGGAACATATTGGGGCAATGGACAGTCCGCTGCCGGTGCCCCACAATGGTTAAGAAATGTTATGGGAGGATAACAAATGGAAGATAATTCAAAATTTTCGGGTCTAAATGACGGAGCCAGAAATACACTAGGTAGATTCATTAAAAATTCCCACGGCACATTTAATATGACACAGGGTGTTTATATTGCTAGAGTGATCGACAATGTTGATAGTGATTACTTAGGACATGTTTGGGTTGAGATTGTAGGTCAACAAAGCATCACTGACACAAGCTCTGCTAGTAGCAGACAATCAAATTTTAAAATTAGACGTCCGATGCCATTTGGTGGCTCAGTACAAGGCTCTAACTATAGCAATACATATGGATCATCATTTCCTCCTCCTGCAACTGGCACGGAAGTATTAGTAGCATTCACCGGGACTGATCAAGAAGGATTTTTATTAGGCGTATTACCAGACGCCAATCGTAACTCATCAGTTCCCGGACTACCGTCTAATAATGTAGACGGCGAAGGTGCAGTTGGTCCAACGTTTGACACTGCAGTTGGTGCAGATGGATCTAAAAATAATAAAACAAGACATCCTGTAGCAAATGCACATGCTGTACAAGGTATTGGGTATGATGCAGTGCGTGGTCCTGGCAGTAGTGGCGGCAGACGTGAAAGTCCTAGTAACGTGGCAGGTTTCTTAACTCCTGGCGGGCATGGTATTGTTATGGATGATGGAACATTACCAGTTAAAGAAGGTGCGTCTATTGCTCCTGACAAATCACGTGAAGCGGGTAAAAGTAACTTAATTAGAATACGTAGTGGCAGCGGCGCTCAATTCTTAATTAACGACAGTGCTGGTATTGTTTACTTGATAAATCAAAACGGAAGCAGTTGGATACAAATGGACAGTGCCGGGAACGTAGATATCTATGCACAAGGTAGTGTTAGTATGCACGCCGAAACTGATTTTAATTTACATGTTGGTGGTGACTTTAATTTAGATGCTGATGGTGTTAACATTAAAAGCAGAGGTAGTGACGGTATTAAATTAGAAAGCGGTGCAGGCGGTGTTGATTTGTATAGTAATAAAGAATTACGGTTATTTTCTAATATAGACATTCATCAAAAAGCAATTGGGAGTATTAGAATGTCCACTGGTGGCATGATTGATCTAAACGGCCCACCAGCTGCAACAGCAAGTAAAACTACACCTAATAATATCACAACTAACAGGGGTGTTAAAGAAAGCACTGCAGGTAGAGTCCCTGAACACGAACCTTGGGGCGCACATACTGAAACAGATACTGTAGTACCTGCACAAGCGCCTAGTTCTAGTACATTGACTACCAAAGACTATGATTTATCCAAACCTACCGGGGCAAGCGGGCAAGGTGCGGCAACAGGCGCTGCACCAAAAACAGGCATTACTGGTCAAGGATCAACAACAGCAAGTCCGACTAGCTTTACACCAAGAGGGGCACAGTAATGACAATGTTAACAGAAGTCCCTACTTATTTTAACACTATTTGGACAGATTACACGATAAGAGATAACGATCTCTACTCACTTGAGATTGATATTAACAATGTCTATGCATCAGATTCACTTATACTAATTGCACTTAATTTAAATTCATATACAGGTTACGATAATAAAGGATATGGTGTTAAATCAACATTTAGCAGAGGGATAACAGAGCAAGAATCATATGATATTTGGATTCAATCATTTCAGTCAACACAACGTATTTTTAAAAAACAATTAATATCATTGGGAGCATCTAACTCTTCGGGAGTAACTGCGATATCACAATCTGTGTACGATGGTCTAATGTTATATTATTGGATAACTGGTAGTATATTAACAGTAACCTCACATGAAGGCATATATGATACCACGGGTGCGATTTTAAATAAAGATTGGAGTAAACTTGCAAGCATGATAATGCGCAGTACTGTTTATAAACAATATTGTATTCGTGCAGCTACAGTATTACGATTGGCGGATTATGGTAAATCTAAATCACGTACTTGGTTAAGAACAAACGGTATTTATAAAATGAGAGCAAATAATCAAATTGGATTATTAAACAACGATGAACTTAGACAAGCACGATTCGCATATTACGCAGAAACACTGGACTTTTTACCACTTACACCAGATAGTATGAAACGTGATATAGCCAAACGATATAACGAAACAATATTGTTGCAAACATTTATTGCCGACGGCACCGTAACTACATTTACTCTAAGTAAACCAGTTAGCATGGATCCTGTTGAAAAATTACAAGTAAAAGTTAATATTGACGTTATTCAACATTTGTTTGATTACACAGTAATTGGTAATATATTAACTATTACGAAAGAACTTGTTGCGGGCGATATTATATATGCTAGCATTAAAATATAACATAGTAGTTAATTAAGCGATAAATATTTGTATGGCAACATATATCGGTTACAGCACTATAGGTATTACTTCTGGCAATGCAGTCTTAGCGGACAAGCAACTTGCTATACGTGATTTATTAAATCATTTCTACACCCGCAAAGGTGAGCGTATAATGAATCCAACGTTTGGTTCCATTATCTGGGATTTAGTTTTTGAACCATTAGACAATTATACAACAAATTTAGTGCTTGAAGACGTAAAGCGAATCATCAGCAGCGACCCTAGATGGATCTTTGAAGATATGCGACTAGAAAAACCCGATGATCATACGATTAATGTCCGTGTACAATTGTATTATGATGACACTGGGACAGCAGAAGAATTATTTTTAACATACGTAGGTGAGATACAGTAATGGCACAGGGCGCAAGACAAAGCAGTTTATTTGCTGCAGAAGATTTTAGTGTAGTATACGAAAGTTTTGCTCAAGCAAATCTGCAAGCATATGATTTTGATACTATCAGAAATGCGATGGTCGATTATATTAATGCAAACTACCCAGAGAATTTTAATGACTGGATTACTTCGAGCGAATTTACAAGTTTAATTGAACTTATGGCATTCCTCGGACATAACTTAGCATTCCGTGCAGATCTGGCAACTAGAGAAAACTTTTTAAGCACAGCAGAACGCAGAGAAAGCGCATTACGTATTGCTGAGTTTTTAGGATACACCCCCACACGCAACGTTGTAGCATCAGGCTTACTCAAAATTGATAGCATCAAGACAACAGAAACTGTATATGACGTTGACGGCAACAGTCTCGCAAATGTCGATATACAATTTGACGATGTTACTGATGCTAGTACATATCAAAACTTTTTGATTGTTATGAATAGCTTCTTACAACAAAATAGCAAGTTTGGTAGCCCATATGCTAAGACTAATAACAACAATGTTCAATATGAAATTTATAGAACCAACAGTCTTAATAATGAAATTAATTATCCGTTTAACGGTTATATAAATGGTGCAAGAGCAGCGTTTGGTATGCACAGTTTATATTATAATCAAAATACAAATACAGTTGATGAAAAAGATCCTAATCCATTTGGAGTGTTGGATTTATTATATAAAAACGACAACGGCGGGTTTAACAGTCCTGATACTGGATTCTTTATCGGATTTAAACAAGGTAATTTAAGTTTCAAAGACTTTATTGTTGACAATGGTATACCGAATATGATATTAGATATTAACGACGCTAATGTAGCAAATGGAAATATTTGGGTACAAACAATTGACGAAGTTGGTCAAATTTTAAACAGTTGGACACAGGTTGATAGATTGTTTGGACTTAATGCAGTATTCAATATTGTTAATAATAATCAACGTAAAATCTTTACTGTCAGCAGTAGAGAAAACGACCAAATTAGTATTGTGTTTGGTGACGGTGAATTTGGTGATATTCCTCGTGGTATTATTCGTGTATGGTATAGAACTGGTGTTAATCAAACATATAACTTATTACCTAGTGATGTTGGAACAGTTATTTTATCATTTAGTTATATAGGTAATGACAGTAACACATATAATTCGACAATCAGAGCAAGCCTAAAATCTCAAGTAAGTAATAGTAGTTCAAGAGAAAGTATAGATAGTATTCGTGTAAACGCCGGACGTTTCTTTTCAACGCAAGACCGTATGGTCACTGCTGACGATTACAGCATATATCCATTTACTGTAAGTGAAAACATCCGTAAGATCAAAAGTATAAACCGTGTACATAGTGGTCACAGTAGATTTAGAGATTTCAACGATCCAACTGCTACCTACAGTGACGCAATTCAATATACTGATGATGCATACATTTACAAAGAAGATGCGACAACAAGAAGTATTGTAGCATTGCCCAATAATCTCAATGCTGAAGAATTATACCAAAGATACGTAAGACCAGTATTGAACAATCCTGAAGTTAAAAACTTCTATTACCACAGACATTTTTACGGTCCTACAGGATCATATGATGCTAACGTTCAATATAGCAATACCACAAGTAGTTTAACATATTATACAGGTAGTTCTTCCGACTTAGATACATATCGTTGGAATCAAGTAACAAAAGGCAGTAATACGTCAACTGGATACATTACACTTAACGGTATTGTGCAACCGTTAGGCGATACTGGGGCCAGTTCTTTAAGAAAATTAGAAGTTGATGGTTTAGCAGAATTTATAACGAGCCCTTTCAAAATGGGATACATTAACACAATTGAAATTATCAGTGGCGGTAGTGGTTATACTAGTGCGCCGACTGTAGCAATTTTGGGTGCTGGTAATGGAGCAACTTGCGTTGCTAATATATTGCTGGGGGTAGTTGTTAGTGTGACAATCAGTAGCAGCGGTCAGGACTATACAAACGCAACTAATATAACATTTACTGGCGGCGGCGGATCGGGTGCAATAGCAAGAGTAGTTATTGGAAATGCTGATTCTCAGTGGGCTAGAATTTCTAAACTAAGTAATTCAGGAGTGGGCGAAGATGACTCAACTGGCGCTCCCACTGGCATCGACCCAGCCGGTCGTGGTGCTGTTGTATTAAATGCAATCATACCGAGTGGTGCTAGAATTAAACGTATTGTTCCGAGTTGGGAATATGATTTAACTGATGCAGTAAAAACAACTATAATAACTAAACTAGCTAATAGAGATAGCTTTGGTCTGAGATATAATCCGGTTGACCAATCTTGGACAGCAGTAGATAGCAGTAATTTACCTTCAAGTAGTATCACATTAAATGATGTATCTAGCTGGAGTCGTTTATACGAAGGTAATACCAGTAACACTGGAATCGACAACAGTTGGATAATACGCTTTAACTATTCTAGCACACAGTGGGAAATACTAACACGTAAAACACGCTATATTATCGGTAGTGATTCCGTACTCAAGTTTAACAATTTGAATTTTGCAGAATCATTTAGTAGTGAAACACTAAAGCCTGGAAAAGATAGTTTCCAAATTCTAAACATCAATACTAAATCAACATCCGACAACGTTCCGCTGGATTATAATTATACATTTAACAGCTTTGGCTACTTTACTTACGCTGACGGATACACAGATCCCCGTAAGCTAAGAGTTACACTGTCAGATCCAGACAATGATGGATTTCCAAATATACCATGTGCATTTCATGACATTACCAGTAATAACAGTATTAATTTAGGCACTATTAGAGAAAATGGCTATGATTATGTAGTGCATGACGACGACGGATCTACGGCAGTAACAGGCCGTGCTAACTTACATATGAAGTATAACAGAGTTGCTGATCTAAATCAAGTGATTGATCCTAGTAGTTCGAACATTATTGATACTATGGTATTGCTACGCAGCTACGAGTCTGATTTCAGAGCATGGGCATTATATGATGGTAGAGAATATTCCAAGCCTAATGCACCTACAGTTGCAGAGCTTTCGAATATGTTTAGTAGTTTAGAAAACAAGAAATCAATAAGCGATCAGATTGTATATCGTCCTGTTAAGTTTAAAATACTATTTGGCGAACTTGCTCCTAGTGAATTGCAAGCAACATTCCAGGTAGTAAAAACTACAAATGCAACAATGAGCGATACTGAAATTAAGCAACAAATTATAAAACTGATCAACGAATACTTTAGTATAGATAACTGGGATTTTGGTGAAACATTTTACTTCACTGAAATGGCAGCATATATACATACAAAGCTAGTTGGACAGTTGTCTCAAATTACAATTTATCCAATAAATGCAGCTACAACAGCGACCACGAGTTTATTTGAAATCCCAGCATCAAGTGATGAAATGTTTGTTCCAGTCCTGACAACTTCAAATATTGTTATCGTAAACAGCATTAATTCAAATAATACACTATCAAATACCGGAGTTTATAACAGATGAGTACGAATTTTAAAGCAAACCCAGTTGTAGCAAAGAACTTTACCCGCCCGGGCGAAAGTTTAGAATATACTGGTACTAGAAATGTTGTGGGGTTATTACCAGCTATTTTTAGAACAAATGTTAATACACAATTCCTTAACTCCACATTAGAACAGTTAATGACTAGTGGTAGCTTACAAGCAATTAACAGCTATATCGGATCATCAAAAATTGGAATGTCAGTCGCTGATGGATACGTAAATTCTGTCAGCAAACATCAATTTGCACCCGGTGTAGTGAATACGGATAACAGCAATAATATTACTGGTACACTAACATATGATGACATGCTAAATGCATTAAGATTTAATGATGCACAAATCGAACAACCAAACAGAGCATTAAATGAATTAGGATATACGCTTGATATTCCAATTAATTATGATATGTTTATAAATTTCCATAGATATTTTTGGTTAATTGATTATCTGCCTGCATGTATTTTACAACCAACAGTTGGTAATCCGATTGACATTGACGACATTATTGGTAAAATCTATTATACTACACCAGTACTTCAAAACGGTAAAACCTTAGAATTCGGCAACGGCATGCGAGTTAGCTTTACCGGAGCCAACGCATCGGGCACAGAGTATGATGTAGATGCATTGTATATTGTTGACGGCGTTGGCGAACCTACAGGCATTGTATTAACAAAGCAATTCAATGTATCGGGTAGCGGCGATCCGTTTGGTAGTAAAGTGTGGAAATCAGACACTATTTATAGAGCTGATTACAAAGCATTGACTTATACAGATACTGTTGATGCTGATGAATTTGCAGTAAGAGAATATGTAGTTGAGCAAAGATACAGCCTTGATCAAAGTGCGTGGGCAAGAACTAATCTTTGGGTCAAAGAAGATGTTGTGCATGATGTTTGTGATTATAACGGTTTAGATCCACTTGATTACGCTGTAGATACATATCGTGCAACAAGACCTATCATTGAATATCGTGCAAATATTGAAAAATTTAACTTTGGTCAGCGTCATATTTTAACTGTAGAACATATGTTAGATTCAGTAACCAATCCACTTACACAAATTGTGGGCCAGGCTAACTGGGATTTAGCAAGTCATACTATTACTGATGAATGGGATGATGTAGGATACATTAAGGGTGATCTAGTTAAGGTTACAATGGGAGCATCAGTAACTTATTGGGATTGCACTAACACCCACGCTGTTGCCAAAAATCCAACACAATATGAAAATAATGAGTATTGGAGAAACGTAACTGCAGAGCCGCTTGCAAACGGTGATCGTGTCTTGTTCATTAATACAACAGCTACGTATAGTAAAAAAATATTTATAGTAAGTGGTGTTGGTAGCAGCATTCAATTGGCATTGGACCATTCGCCAGTAATAGCTGATAGTGTTAATTTGGTAGAAGCAAATGACAAAGTTTT